CACGGGGGAAAGGGTCCGAACCCTGGACAGGGTGGACTTGTGGTCGTAGATTGCCCGGAAGCCTTCCTGGTCATTGGCCTTCACGGAGTTGATGACCTGCCGAAGCAGGACAGGCATCCCCTTCTTGGGGCTGTCCGCAGGGACGAAGATGCGTTTGACGTCATTCCCCAGCTTGTTCATGCCCGCCTTATGGGCGGCCACGCTCAGGCCACGGCCCCCGCCCTTGGGCATCGGCGGGGTGAAGGTCATGGCGTCGCGGCACATCAGCCTGATCTGCTCGCGGGTGACCATCTCCATGTCCCCTTTCACCTCTTCGGCAAAGTGCCTCAGCGCCGCGTTGAAGTCCGCGAGGCTGGCTGGGTCGATGGCTGTCTTGGCCTTGGCCATTACTGGTTATCGTCGATGCACTGCAGCTCGATGACGGCGCTGGCCTGCTTGTAGGACTGGCCTTTGACCCGGAGGACCTGACCATTGACCGTCAGTTTCTTGCCCGGGGCTAGGGAGGCCATAGGGACGCCTGAGACGATTGTGGCTACCTGACCTCCCACCCGGCCATCAGAAGCCGTCCAAGGGGCCGTAGCGGCGGCGAAACGCACCGTCCACATCTTCTCCTCGGTGAAGCCGCCCGCGTCGAACTTGGGGGTGTTCATCGGCTGGGATAGGCCGACAAGGAACAGGTTGGAGCCGACCGTAGCCGGGACTCCGATATCAGCCAGGAGCGCTTGGTAATCTGCCAGAAAGGTTCCGTATAGGGACATGAGAGGGTGGGTGGGAAATTAGGGATACAAAAAAGCCCCCATCGCTGGGGGCTGTTTCAGGACTCAGCCCCGATTAGGGGTTGTAGACCGAGGCGATCGTGCCGGCCGTGATCGCCTTGTTCGCACCGAACATCAGTTCCATGGAGCCGATGAGGTTGCGGGTGCTCTTGTCAGCCCAGACGTTGTAGTAGACCGAGATGCCGAGGCCTTCGATCGGGACGACTTCGCGGACGAGGAAATCGTTGCCGACGGAGTCGAGGTCAGGGGCGGCAGCGGCCATCGCGATGGCTTCAGCCGAGCAGGCGAAACCAGCGAGCTTGGACTCGGACGGGAACTGGGAGGCGTAGAACACGCCACCGTCGAAGCCGTAAGCGCCAGCGGAGAGCGGGAGGGAGGTCGTGCTGGTCGGGATGAGCTGGGAGTAGATGCCCGGGTTCACGATGAGGGTCTTGCGACCGGCCTTCGAGACGCCAGCCCAGAGAGCCTTCAGCTGAGCGGAGCCAGGGGTGACAGCCGAATCAGCGGCGGTGACGGTGGCAGCGCCGTAGTTGGCGACGGTGATGGGGGCGGTGGCGGCGGCCCAGATGGAGTCCGCGAGCTTGTCCATGTTGATCTTCAGGATCTTCTCCAGCTTGATACCGTTCTGGATATCAGCGTAGGAGAGGCCGAAGGGCTGATACAGGTGATTGAGCGTCACGCCGGTGGCGCCGAGAGTGCTGTCACCGATGCTGTTGAACGCGGTCGGGTTGGTCAGCGTGGCGCTGCCAGCGGTGGAGAGGGCGACCTGGACGACGTCCTTCGGGCGCTTCACGTCCGAGGAGAAGTCGGAGGCGAAGTTGCCGAGGGCGGCGAGGCGGTTCGAGAGGGAGGTGAGGCTGAGCTCGGCGACGGTATCGACGATCAGAGCGCTGTTGATGGTGTTAGGCATGGGTAGCTAGTAGGTTGAAGTTAGGGGGGAGAAATTATTTGGAGGCGAAGAGGACGGCCTTGTGCTTCTTGAGGAAGGCGCGGCGCTCAGGACCGGCAGGCATCGCGGCATACTGCTCGGCGATGGAGCCGACGGCGGCGGCGGCGACCGGGGCGGCGACAGGCTCGACACCAGAGGCGGCGAGGATGGTCGCGGCTTCGACGGAGGCGGTGGCCTTGTTGGCTTCGAGTTCCGCGATCTTGGAATTGGCGGCAGCCAGGGCGGCTTCCAGTTCCTGAACCTTGGCGTCCTTGGCGGCGGCCTCGACCTTGGCGGCATCGAGCTCAGCGGAGACGTTGACGACAGAGGCTTCGACAGTCTTGCGAAGGTCGTCGCGTTCGGCGGTGAGGGAGACGACAGCGGCCTCGGCGGCCTTGAAGCGTTCTTCGATGGTCATATACTATTGCGTAGGGGGTAAGGTTAAGCGGACTGCTCGAAGGCCGCGAGGGCCTCGGCGAAGGACGTAGCCAAGCCGGTGACGAGGTTCTTGGCGGCGGCTTCCCGGCCAGTGAAAATCTGGCCTTCCATGTCTTCGCGACGAGCGAGCGAACGCTTGCGGAGGACGGTCTGCTTGAACTCCTCGTGCATGGCCTCGACGGCCTTCTGCTCGAGCGCGCGCATCTCGTCGGTGTAACCTTCGCCTGCGATGTTCGGGGCCTTGTATTTGCCAGCACGGAAGACCTCGACCTTCAGCCCCATGTTCTTGAAGGCTTCGTCGTAGGACTCGTCCACGCTGATCACGCCGATGGAGCCCACCATAGCCGAGGGGCTGGCGTATACCTGGTCGGCCTGCGAGCCGGTGTAGTAAGCGCCGGAGGCCATCAGCTTCTTGGCGTAGGACATGGTCGGCAGCGGGATGCTCGCGATCTTGTCGGCGAGTTCGGGCGTGCCGACGACCGTGCCACCGGGCGAATCAATCTCGAAGGCGATGCGCTGGACGGCAGGGTTGGCGAGGGCTTCGTCAATCTGCTCGCTCACTTCGGTCATGTCCATGGCCCCGGTGAGTTTCTCGAACTTGGTCAGGCCGACCCCTAGGAAACCCTGGAGCGGGATGACCGCCGTGCCGCCCTGCGTGACGTAGGGCTTGGCGACAGGGTTGAAGAACATATCGAGGACGCTGTCCACGACGCCGTATTTCTCGGCATACTTCATGTGGTTCGCGGCCTTGATGGGGTCGCAAAGCAGGGGCTCTCGCCCGGACAAACCGTTGATTAGGCACTTCATGGATTAGAGGGTTCGGGGGGAGGAGGGACGTCGAGGTTCTCGGCGGCGTCAGGGGAAATCTGGGTAGAAGCCTGACCCTGCTGCAGCCAGTTGAACGCAGACTGATAAAGCATCCAAAGCGGGAGGTTGCGCTCCTTGGCCTTCTGGACGAGCTTCTCCATCTCGACGGCGCGCTGCTCGAGCACCTCGTCGTAGGTCATGCCCTTCTTGCCGAGGATGGCCTGCGCCGTGGTCAGACCCATCTGCAGGTCGGCTCGGTCCTGGGCGGCTTCGCGTCCAGCGTCCACGGTAATGTCGCGGGGCGTGATCCAAGACTTGCGGTTGAAGTCCGGGTCGTCGGGCAACTTGCCCTTGGCGATGGCGTCCGCAATCACGTAGTCGTAGACGCGGTCGAGGTTGTCGATGAGGATGGACTGCCACTTGGCCGCCCAGCGGGACACCTTGCTGGCGACGAGACGGACGGAAGCCCCGCCAATCTTGGACGGGTCAACCTGGTATTCGTAAGGGAGCAGACGGACAATGTCGCGCTCGATGGCGGCCATCATGCCCATCCACGCCGGGGATGGGCGGTTGTTCGCGAGCTGGGAAAGGTCCTCGTTAGTATCGACGACCAGCATCTTGCCGCCCATCTGGCTGGCAATCTTCTCGCAGGAATTGTAATCGCCGGAGAACTTGGAGGCCGGGTCGTCCTGCAGGACGCCGCCCTGCTTCTTGAGGATGAGGGTATGATCGGCGCTGTCGCGGACGGCTCGCTTCTCGAGCTCGAAGACTTCCAGATGGTCCTGCACCGAGTTGAGGCTGGACTGAAGCACGGGGTAACCGCGCACCGCAGACGGGCGCTCGAACTCCATGACCTGGAGCATGGACTGGGACGGAACGTAGCGGTCCTTCTTATCGCCGTCGGTGTAGACGTTCCAGCCGGTGATCTCACCGTAGGTTCCGAGGTAAGCCCCGTCCACGTTGCTGGTGTCGAACTTGTCGGTGGGCGAACCCACTCGGTGACTCTCGAGGAGCTGCACCTTCGGGATGCCGGTCTTCGGGTCGTTGGTCAGGATTCCGAACGAGTCGCCGTCGATGATAGCCCCGGACATCCACATGGCCTGAATCTGGCCGAGGTTGTAGCGGTTCGTGAGGTCGCAACGGATGGACCAGTCGCGGAAATAGTTCTGATGCGCCACGGCCACCAGCGGGTCGCGGGCGTTTGACTGCACGACGAGGCCATCGCCGACGGATACCAGGACGGCCTCATCGACGCACTGCTTGTAGAGCGGGCTGTTGCGGACGGCCCAGCGGGACTTCGCCACCATCGCCAGACGGGTGGCCGAGGTGACTTCCTTGCGCTGGTCGGTGACCCCGCCGATGAACAGCATACGCCGCGCGCCCGACTGGGTCGTGCTGGCGAACTGCGAATAGGAAGCGGTCGCTCCCTTCTTCGGCTGCTTGGTTTGCTTGTCGGTTTTCTTACGCATCAGAGGTCAACACGGGTGTCCCAATTGATCTGCACGGAGGTATGAGCACCGCCATACTTCTTCGGGTCGATACGGGACAAAGCGTAGTTAATCTCCTGCAGGCGTTGCGCGGGGGGCATCCCGAACTGCTTGTTGACGCTCGTGCCGGAGTCCGAGTAGGACGTCACGGCTTTCCCAAGGTCGCCCAATGCCTCTTGCTTGTATTGCAGGAGGACGTCTTCGGGAACGCCTACGTAGATGCCGAGCATATACTTATTGCGGGGCGGGTAAGGTTTGCACCTCGTCTCGTCCGATCAGACCCCAGCGAGCCGCGATGAGCATCCCGAGGAGCTCGCAGTCCAAGCCGTGGTTGTGCTTTACGCCCTGGCGCAAACGCCAGATGGCTTTCCCCCCGGGCTCCTTTACGCGGACCTCACTGTTTAATTGTTCCACATAGGAGGGGTCGGCATCCCGGGCGAAGGTGAACACCTTGCGCGCGCGCAGGCCATGGAACAGGTCCTTGCCTGACAGGTTGGACCAGACCACCAGCGCCGTCGGCGTGCGGACGCCCGGGACGTGGATCGCGGTAGGCGTCGCGTAGAACCGCCGCACCGTCTCGCCCGACTTCGTCTTGACGTTGAAATACTCCTGGCCCGAACCCTTGGCGCAATACCAGCCACGGACGGCGCACTGCTTGTAGACCTCTTGGGTCGAGTTGCCGTCGCCCGAGTCCACCATGACGAGCTGAGGGTGGACGCCGTGCTTGGCCGCCAGAGCGTCCAGCCCGCTCCAATCCGTCAGGCCGTCCACGCTCTGCACCTTGCCGAAGTGCACCAGGCGGCTGTGGCCCGTTCGTGCCCACTGCCTTACGGTCGTCCAGAAGTGGTCCCCCTGACAGTCCACGGAAAGGGTCTGGAACTTGACCGAGCCTTCAGGTGCTCCGGCCATGTCCACGATTTGACCGCGCGGACCGATGGCGGCCACCGCGTCCCAAGGGTCGGCCATCGCATAGTCCGAGGACTCCGTCGATACGACGAGTGAGCCTGTGTCGTCACTCCATGGAAGTGCCAAGACCTGCTGCTTGAACACCTGCCTAGGGATATTGTCGCCCATCTCTGCGGACTCCTTCGCCTTGATCATGTCCACCGCAAGCGACCCCCAGCTCGTAGACGCGAGGGCGTTGACGTGCAGTCCGACGTATCCTGCCTTCTCTGCCTTGGCCGTGGCCTCGAACCCGGCGCCACGCTCGACCTCGTTGCAGATGGTCCGCACCTCGTCGTTGTCCTCCATGCGGTGACGGCACTTCGAGCACTCGTAGGTCGTGCCCTTCTGCACGGCCTCAAGGTCCCAGCCGTCTATCATCTTCGCGCCTTCGGGGAAGCGGACGTAATCCCATAGCCAGGGCTGGCGATGGTTGCACGATGGGCAGACAAACATCCACTCCCGCTGGTCGGTCATCAGGTAATACTTCCAGAACTCCGCACCCTGTCCCTCGACGTTCCCGGGCTGGCTCTCGTAGATCGCCTTACTCGCGAACGCCGCCGCCTTCAGTCGGCTCATGCTCATGGCCAGCGCACCGTTCGGCCACTGCCAGCACTCCGAGCCCAAGACGTAGCGCACGTGCAAGGACTGCAGGTGCTTCTCCGTCGAGGCCGAGCGGTTGTGAATCAGCGACCCGTCAGCGAACCGAAGCGTGCCTGACTTGTCGTTGTCCTCCCCGGACATCTGGCCCCGGATATCCGACACCTGGTCGAACAGCGGCCTGAGCTCGTTAAGCGTGAACGCCTTCGCCTTGTCCTGCGAGTCGAGGAAGATGGCCATCGACGCACGGCGGTTCGCCATCAGGTAAGCCGCGTTCAGTTTCAGCGTGAGCGTCTTTCCGCAGCCGATTGCCCAGGGCATGAACAGGCGCGACGTCGTCGGCGCGTTGAAGATGCGGACGGCCTCGCCGATCCACGGCCACCGCTTCGGGTTGTAGCCTCCATCGAACACGCCCGCAGGAATCTTCTTAACGTTCTCCTTCAGATACGCGACAGGGTCGCTCAAGGCCGACGGCCTGACCACGGCAAGCCCCTCCTCGAAGAGCTCGTCGGCGTTCACGGCTTCGGCTCCTCCAGCGAACCAGAAACCCGGGCGACTTTCTCCCGCGTCTCACGCGCCCATTCAGTCAGCACACCGATGGCCTTCACCGGGTCCTTGGGGTTTGCGTTCTCGCCGCACTCGGAGCCCAGCGCGTCCAGCCTCTCGACGATCAGGCCAGCCAGACGGAGCATCGCTTCCCGTGCTTCGCTTGCGCGGATATGCTCGCGAGCAAACACCGACCGACGCTCGGCCTCTTCCCGCAACGCCACCGCCTGCTTCAGCGATTGGTTATACGTGACT